TGCACTGGCATTACAAGCCTGCCCGATAATCTGACCGTTGGCGGCTACCTCGACCTCCGAGGCACTGGCATTACCGATACAAGCAAAATCAAGAGAGAGGTGTCGCCTGCAGCACGCAGGCAAATAAGTGCAATTCGGCAGGCGACCAACTTATTGCAGTGGGATTGGAACGGAAAGAGATACATCAATATTGATGGAATGTTCACTGTCCTTGACAGTAGCAAAGGTAACGTTTACCTTGCGCACAAGATTGGTAGGTCAGAACAGATCTATATCGTCTCTGACGGAGAGGGACATTACGCACACGGCAATTCTCTGAAAGAAGCCAAGGCTGATCTGATATACAAGATTAATGACCGTGACACGTCGGCTTACAAGCAACTCAAACTTGATGACGAACTGACCTTTGAAGAGGCTATTGTCGCTTATCGGACGATCACAGGAGCCTGTTCCGCTGGAACGCGAGACTATATCGAGAATCGCCTTCCGAAACCACACAAGGAGAAATATACCATCAGGGAGATCCTGCAGCTTACAAAGGGTGAGTACAAAAGTGAAACCTTTAAGGACTTCTTCTGCAATGGCAATCACTAAGGCTGCGCAAGTACATAATTGCGATAAGATATGGATGTCTCAAAAAGAGGCATCAAAGTATCTTGGTGTCAGCAAAGACTGGTTGAGTGACCGCCGTCTTGATGGTGCTCTGCATTATTCCAAGGTCGGGAACACCATCTTCTACATCAAGAAGGAAGTTGATGACCTGATCAGGAATAATGCTGTCTCTGGGAAACAAATATTCAGAAAAGTAATTTGACATAAGCATACACACATTTATAGGCACTCTCAGAACGTCGTGAGACATTCGCCTCAACTCAGATTAACAAAGTGTTAGTTCATAGGCTTGCAATGCCCGCTGTGACAGTTCGCATTGCTTTTAAAAAAAGGAAGAGTAGCTCAGTTGGTAGAGCATTTGACGCAGGAAACGTCGTCGTACCAGATTCAGAGGTCAAAAGGTCGCGGGTTCGAGTCCCGCCTCTTCTACAAGCCAATTTTTCAGCAGTGCCGATGATGTCTGTGTGGCGAACAGAAGGAGGCCGGGATTTGCTACGTGGCTAACAGTCGCATGGCTTTTGAGGATTCGATGTTTGAAGATGCTTTTAACCTCGCGATGATGACGGCCACGTTTGTTCTTTGACTTATTGATACAACAAAGATAAAGAAGTTAGGATGATATAGATTCATCAAGTAATTAATCAATATTAGCCCCTGAAAAGGCAGGGGTGGGGTGAAAGTCCCTACGAACGAGTTATACCGAATTGCAAAATGCCTCCGTCGGGAGGCATACCTCAGAATAGCTCAGTGGTAGAGCGTCGGTGTTGTATTTGCCATAATTGATACTATATAGCCGAAGGCCGGGGGTCCGAATCCCTCTTCTGAGACAAAAAACCAAAAGAATATGCAGATGGAGATCCCTATTTCAAAGACCAATTTTGAGAAGATGATGATTCTCATAGATAAAGCCTGTACTATCATAAAGTCTGGCAATCCGAAGCCGAAGGAGTATAACGTGGCACGTCAGCTCTATCAGATAAAGAAACAAATAGAGAAGAAGAATGGCAAAGGCTGAGGCACATTGTTGCATAGACTGTGCAAGGGCACAGATATTCCAGTACGACTACGATCCAGTTATTGCAGAGTGCTTCGACGGACAGAGATACGTAGCACGCTATCCAGTGCTCTGCAATAACTTCAAGGGCTTGGAAACATTGGATAAGAAAGAAAAGAGATTCATCCGATGCATAGAGAATCGTAAGAAGAAAATAGGAATATAACAAACAATAATATGTATGAATACGAAGAAAACTTATTCGGAGTGGATATGCGCCATCGGCCACCACTCACCATCATGCCAACAGAAGAGCATGGATGGGGAGGCAGTCATGGAAGGCTTGCCTATTCTCAGATGAATCGTGCCAAGGAATGGAACTACAGCGAATACGCTGTGAACACAATGGGTCTGATGCCAAAAAACTACATCATCGTCAATGTTGATGAAGTTCGTATAAACAAGAATACGGCTTTCAAAGTCGGACACAAACGGGCTGCTATTCCCGTCAAGGAGTTTGCGCGTCAGAAGCATCTTTCACTCAAGGAACAATGGGAGTTGATGAATTCGCAGTGGATTGGAACTTTCTTTGGATACCTTGGGGAAGATCCATATCGCAACAGAAGGCCAAGTCTTGAGCAGGCAATGTCCGATGCTATGGACCAAAACCGATATGACGAGTTTATGTCGCAGTTCTGGTCTGCAGAGTATGGTCACAAGAAAGCCGTTGAGCGACTTGAACGTAGAGCCAAGGATCTTGATAACATAGTCGAAAGTCTTAACAGACAACGCACAGACATTGACAGGCATCTATTCAAGGCTGAGTCTGACATCAACAAAGGTCAACTCAAATGGTTCCACGAGCTTGGTATCAATGCTCATGACTATCTGCATTCAATGAAAAGAAAACGACTCGCCGTTAATGAACGGCTCATTGAGACTCAAGAAAAAGTTCGTCGAATCAGATATTTTTTAAGTTCAATCACCTACTAAGATATGTTATTACCGAAGATGACTCACTCCGAAGAACGGACGGAGATTCTGAAAGACCTTCCAAACGTTGAACGTTGGAACGAACACCGTGAAAGGGATTTCAGACGATTATCCTTCAAGATGAAGGATTTTCCAAAGTACGTGTTTGCGGAGTATGTATCTCCGCGAAAGAACAAATGGCTCGTCAGCACGAGGATAATAGGGAAAGACCTGTTTGCATCTACTTATGGTGTCTTGCAGGTACTTAATGGCCTTGTGCTGCATCAGGTCTTCTGTGGCTATAGGGAAAATAATTTCTCGACGGTCTGCACATTTATTCCGCATTTCTTCGACAGATATAGGGAATATAATAAACTCAATCTTAAAGGAATCCCGCTGATAAAGCAACTTCTGAAAGATGATTGCTCTTTCAGTGTTGACAGGACACAGGAGATTTCTGGGAGAAAGGAATTGGATAAAGACTACAACATACATTGTTGTATGCAGAATGGTGTCGGACTTGGTTACGAAATAGGGCGAAAGCACTATCTGATAAAGACCTTTATCACTTATGATATGTCGAGAGGAAAACAGAAGAAAATATTTGAAGCTGCCCGCGATGACTTCGCAAGAAAGTTGGATCAGAGAACAGGTATTTCAGTACCGATGATTGGTCAGCCTATCCCTATCCTTCTATCAGAAAATGACATTAAAAAAGCCATTCGTAAGTTTGGCAAAACATAGTATTCACATTTTAATAACAACAGCTTATGCAGAAAGTATTAGGCCAGGACATCAAGGATTTGGAAGAGAGGAAAAATTTCCTCATTGACAATGCTGATGGTGTCGAAGAAATGGACTACCACAAGTCCTATGAGTCTGAGGAAAACTTGAGCAAATGAAGACGGAGTTTGCGAACAAACATATCCGTATTGCTGCGCTCGAAGATCAGATTGCTGATTTCAAGGAGGAAATCAACAAGGAACTCAAGCCTCTCAAGGAGGAAGTCAAGAACTTACGTGAAGACCTCAAGTCGAAGGGTCGCACCGTTCACGAGAAAGTCTATCGTTTCCTCGATGAAGACGAGAAAATGGTTGGCTTCTACAACTCCGAGGGAATGCTTGTTTCCTCACGTCCAGCACATCGTGACGAATTACAGAAAACAGTTTTCGCAGACTTGCGAAAAGAAGGTACTAACAATTAAAATTCAGAAACATGAATCCAGAGAAACTTAACATCTTTTTTCCCGAAGGGAAAGACAAGGCAGAGTTAATCATCCGTCAGGTGAATGACGAAGTGAAGACTACGCTTCCAATTCTTGAGCCTGACAAAGTATCAATCAGTGGTAACATCACGGCCATCTTCGATTTCCTTGAGAAACGTTGGAATGCAGAAGACAATCAGATTGACCACTGCCGTACTCACATTCTTGTTGACCGTGACAATCTCAATATGACTCTTGTTGTCAATGAGACTGACTCACGCAACAAGAAGACAGTTATAGGCACCATCCAACTTTCTCGTCAATACACCGCTTTTGGTGTTAATAAGAAGTTGTGGGAGTCAACTGAACTCGGTAACTTCTTCCGCATCAACCGTTCTTACTTCGAGAAGAAGGAAACCAACATGTCTCTTGTCAATCTGCTCAAGCGTTTCACAGCCAAGGTAAATACCGAGGTTGAGCGAGAAGAGAAGGATAACGGCTCTGTTACAGATGTATATCGTAAGGTTGTCGATTCCAATCTTCCAGATGCTTTCGCTGTTAGGATTCCTATTTTCAAAGGTTCTCTGCCGGAAGTGTTCACTATTGAGATTATTGCCCATGTCGAAGGAAGACATGCCGTGCTCGAACTGATTTCTCCTGATGCAGAGGCAATCGTTGAAGATGTCCGTGACAAGCTGATTGACGAAGAGATTGCAAAGATCCGTGAGCTGGCTCCTGAGATTCCAATCATCGAGGTATAACTATCAGAGCAGGGGCTTCGGCCCTTGCTTTTTCTTATGAAAGAAGGTCAGTATTATTATCGTCCTCATCGCAGGATGTGGGGAGTCTGGATAAACCACAACCACCCGAATGGTGTTTCCACTGGAGAATTTGTTAAAGACTTCCCGACAAAAGGTGATGCTATCCGTTTTGTCTATGAGAAAAACGGTTGGACTAAAAAATCAGTATTAACAAAGAAATGAATAATATATTAGAAACAATCAAGACTGTTCCACACGAACAGATTCCAGACCTCGCACACGACAAGTTTGTAGAGGTTTATTCACAGAAGTTTGGCAGTCAGAATGCCGAGGTGTTCTTTGAGGAACAGAAGAATCTCTTCATAGCCGAAATGGCAAGCGGTTCCTATAAGGACTTCCTCAAACAAGCCGATGGCGCATCTATCTATTTCGCTTTCCTGTTCCTTGCCATTAACGGACTTTCCATTGAGAAAGGTTCAACTACTACTTGCTATCTTGAATGCAAGCGAGTGAAGGTTGGTGAGAGGCAAGGATCGGACGGCAAAAACTATCCTGTCTATCAGCCCAATGCCGTGATTTCTGTCACAGGATATGGTGAGATTATTCTTCGCCAGAGAGCAGGACAGATCACATCTGTTGACTCTCCAAAGGTTGTGTATGACTGTGACACCCTCCGCTTTGGTGAGCGTGAGGGTAAGTCTTTCCTCGAATACGAGAAGTGTATTCCGCGCCCCAAAGGCTCTAAAGTCATTGCCTGCTATATCCGCATCGTCAAGAAAGACGGAACGATTGACTATTTTGTCCTTGACACAGACGAAATTCTCCGTCTCAAACAATATTCTGGCCGTGCCAATAAGTATTGGGACGATCAAAGACATCAGTACATTGAACGCCCCAACGCCCTCTACGGCAAGGCAGAAGACGGCTCCGATATAGACACAGGCTTCTTGAAGTCAAAGACTGTGAAGCACGCTTTCAAAGGCTACCCGAAACTCAGCATCGGTGCTGGTGGTGCGCTTGAGGCAGACAAAGACATTGAGCAGACTCCGGCACCAGAGATTCAGGGCGGCGACACTCCTGTTGATGGAGTCAAGGCACAGACAGACGAAAACGATCCATTCAATCAATAAATCATGGCAGAAAATCAGTTACAGACAATAGTTAAGCAGTCTGCGGAAGTCACGAAGAATGTGGCTTCCATCAAGACTGACATCACCAATGCAATTCAAGAGAATAACACTTCCCTGCAGAATTGTATCAAGGCTGGCGAGGGGCTTCTTGCTCAGTCTGGCGAAATGACCGACGAACTCGATGCTCAGATTGCTTCCTTCATCAAGAAGGCATCTGCTACGAAGAAGGCAATGACTGAGCGACGCAAGGGAGTTACGCAGGTCTTCGACATGGTAAAGACTGGATTCACGAAAATGGAGAATCTTCTTGATCCAAAGTCAGAAGAGAGTGTAGTCTGTAAGTTACAGAAGAAGCGCGATGAATATGCCGCTTACAAACTTGAGCAGCAACGTAAGGCAGAAGAAGAGCGTAAGCGTCTGGCTCGTATCGAAGCTGCCAAGACTCAACTCCACGACGATGTTATCTCCGTCTGCAATCAGATTATTACGGAGAAGACATCGCAGGCTCTCGACCAACTCAATGACAAGTTCCGGCTTCTGACTCTCGACAATGCCAAAGTCGTAAAGCAGGAAATCACAGACTTCCCGACTGAGATCAAACTCGGCCAGTTCCTCGCAGAGCGCAAGCCGTCATACTCTCAGGAGGTTGCAGAGGATGATGCACGTCAGATCATGAATGCTGCATATAAGGAATGTCACGATGCACTTGTGAAATCCTACACGGATTCAGTCGCACAGACAAAGCAGGATATTCTTGACACCTTCGACTCGAAGATTGCAGAACTCCAGGAGCAGAAACGTCTCGAAGACGAACGCAAGGAGGCTGAGCGTAAGGCCAAAGAAGCCAAGGATGCGGCAGAGAAAGCCGAGGCAGAGGCCAAGGCCAAGGCTGCTGCAGAGGAACAGAAAAAGCGTGAAGCCGAACTGAAAGCCGCCGAAGAAGCCGCTGAAAAGGAACGTCAGGCAAAGGCCCTTGAAGAGCAGAAGAAGCGTGAAGAGGAAGAGCGTCTGCGTAAGGCACAGGCCCAGACTCAATCACTCTTCGACCAGACACCTACGGTTTCCGCACCTGTCAAGGCAAAGGTTTCTCACCACATAGAGATTGATAATCCCAAAGGCTATATTGCTGTCATTCAGATGTGGTGGACGCATGAGGGTTCCAATATGTCTCTCGAAGATCTGGCGAAGAAACTTGGCTTTATGGTCAAAGCTTGCGAAAAGTTGAAGAATAAGGAAGACGTTTCGGTTACTGATCCAAACGTCCACTATGTCGAAGACATTGTAGCAAAATAGTATGGATGCGTATTACTCTCGAAGTGAGGTCTCTAACTCAGACCTCACTTCCCTCAAGTATCAGCTCTATCCGCAGCTCGAAACGCTGTCACCTTCCGCAAAGGCCAAAGCGTTTAAGCTGGGCCACCTTGTAGATGGTTTGGTTACAGAGCCTAAGAACTGCAATCATTTCAGATTGACAGTAGGCGACGAAACGTATAACAAAGAAGAGTGGGCATGGGGTAAGAAAATGCTGAGTGCTATCAGAAAGGCTGCAAAGAAAGACCCGTTCTTAGACCATGTTCTAAATAATGCTGATACACAGAAAGAGTTCATTTTACCTTCAATGCACTTTGATGTTGGCTGCTATAGCTTCGATCTTCCGGTTAGGTGTCGATACGATTGGTGGCTTGGAAACTTCGGAGGAGATTTAAAGACAACCTCTGCTACTACTTACGACCAATTCTTAGCTCAGATTGACTGGGTGGATTGGGACCGCTCGCGTGCTTGGTATATGGATATATCCGGGGCCAATCAGGATTTTATTTACGCAATATCAAAGAAGAATTTCAAGGTGTTCTTCTTGAAGATTCAGCGTGGAGACGAAATCTACAATAGAGGCCGCGAGAAATATGAGGAACTTGCGTTTAAGAAATGGCTATTCGTGTGATATATGGAAAGGCATGGAATGAAACATACAAGGCTTTACGGTATATGGTGCAATATGAAGAGTCGTTGCACCAATCCAAAAACAGATCATTATGCCTTATATGGTGGAAAAGGTATTAAGGTATGTGATGAATGGATGAATAGCTTTGTCTCATTTATGGAATGGTCGATGTCAAATGGTTATGACAACAAACTGACAATAGATAGAATTGATCCGGATGGTGATTATACACCGTCTAATTGTAGATGGACTACGCAAAAAGTGCAATGCAATCATTTTAGCAGGAATCGCTTGATTTCATATAAAGGTAAAACACAATCGCTTTCAATGTGGTGTGATGAGTTGAAATTATCTTATGGCATGATTAAGCGAAGACTGAATAAAGGTATGTCGGTGAAGGATGCTTTTGAAAAACCAAAAGTAATGCCGAAGACTTTGGTCTTTAACGGCATAACACTTACAGTAAAAGAGTGGTCAATAAAAACAAATATTCCAGAAAGAATTATCCACGAAAGAATAAGACATAATTGGCCAGTTGGTAAAATACTAACGACCACAAAAATGCATTAGTCTCCCGGCAGCGCGAGTCGCTGCTGCAATAAACTTTTAAAATAAGAATTATGCCAAAGTATTCTCCTTACCCTTATCAAGAAGAAGGCATCGCCAAGACTCTTGAAATGAAACGCTGCATCAACGGCGACGAAATGGGACTCGGCAAGACTGGCCAGGCAATCGTCTCAGTGGCCCGTGCAAAGGCTACTCCGTGTCTGGTAATCTGTCCTGCATCCCTCAAAGTGAACTGGCAGCGTGAGGTCGAGAATTTTACAGACCTTCGCCCGCTGATTCTCACGGACTCCATCAAGTCCACCTTCCCATACTTTATAGGGCAGATGAATCTCTATGATGTAGTCATCGTCAACTACGAATCCCTCAAGAAGTATTTCGTAGTCAAGGCCGACAAAGGCGCGAAACTCAAAGACATCGTTTTCCAGAATGTCATTCGTCAGTTCAAGTCCGTCATCATCGACGAGTCACATCGCTGCAAGAATCCTGCTACGGCAACAGCCCGATTCTGCATGGGCATCTGTCAAGGCAAAGAGTATATCAATATGCTCACTGGTACGCCTGTAGTCAATGACACAATGGACCTCGCTACACAACTCTGCATCTTAGGCCGCATCAACGACTTCGGAGGCTACTCAAATTTCGTCAACACCTATGGCGAAGGGAAACACCTCGAAGAGTTGAATGCCATTCTCCATAACTCATGCTATTTCCGTCGTGCTAAGACTGAGGTCCTTAAAGACCTTCCAGAACTGACACGATCAAAGGTAATCACCGAACTGTCGAATCAGGAAGAGTATGACTTATGTGAGCAGGATTTGAAATCATGGCTACAGGAATACCGCAAGCTCTCTGATCAGGAAGTCAAGAAGAAGATGCGGATGCAGGCTTTAGTAAAGTTTATGAATCTCCGCAAGATTGCCGGCCAAGGCAAAGTCGAGGCTGCTATCTCATTTATACAAGACACGTCAGAGCCTATTGTGGTATTCGCAGAGCATCATGACATCGTTGATGCTTTAGTCGAGGCCATCCCCGATGCCGTATGCGTTACAGGCCGTCAGAATGCAGTTCAGAAGCAAGCTGCTATAGATGCTTTTCAGGCAGGCCAACGTCGCGTCATCATCTGCTCCATAAAGGCCGCTGGTGTAGGATTGACATTGACTGCATCATCAAATGTACTCTTCATAAATCTGCCTTGGACGATGGCCGACCTCTCTCAGTGCGAGGCCCGTTGTCATCGTAACGGACAAAAGAATGCTGTCAACTCATGGATTCTCATTGGTAATCGTGGAGAGCAAGGCACTATAGATTCCTACCTTTATTATCTGATAATGAAGAAAGGATCCATGGCCAACAAAATTACTGGTGCCGTTGATGATGCCCTCAAAGACACTAAATATTTCGACGAACTCACAGATCTATTCTTAAATGGAATACAAGATGATTGAACTCGATAAAATCTATAATGAGGATTGTCTCGATGGTATGCAGAAAATACCTGACGCTTCCGTTGATGCTATCATCTGCGATCTCCCTTATGGAGTATTGAATAGTCAGAGTGAAGGAGGCTCTTGGGATTGTATCATTCCCTTTGAGCCACTTTGGAAACAATATCTTCGCGTGGCAAAGTTAGATGCTCCGATCATTCTCTTTGCCTCTGGTTTATTCACAGGCCAGCTGATGATGTCACAGCCAAAGCTATGGAGATACAACCTCGTCTGGGACAAAGGACGTGCTACTGGCTTTCTCAATGCCAACAGAATGCCACTGCGTCGTCATGAAGACATCTGCGTCTTCTATCGTCAGCTTCCTACATACAATCCTCAGATGGAAGATCTGAATGGTCGTGAGCCGTCACACCCGAACGGCAATGGTCCTCATTCTGACACAAATCGTTGCTACGGCAAGGTTAATCGTGTCGAGCGCAAGGTGTTAGATAAAAAGTTTCCTGGATCTATTATCAGTATAAAAGCAATCCACTGTAATGAAGATCAGTTTCATCCTACACAAAAGCCAGTAGATCTGCTGCGTTATCTTATTCTCACATATACCGAAGTGGGGGGGGTAATTTTGGACTCCTGCATGGGATCAGGCACAACAGCCGTCGCGGCTATCATAGAGAAAAGGCATTTCATAGGCTTCGAGACAAACAAGGATTACTACGAAAAAGCAGTCCGTCGAGTGGAAATACAAAAGCAACAACAAACATTATTCTAAAAATAAATAATCATGGAATTAACAGGTAAAATTATTGCTGTACTTCCTGCACAGTCTGGAGTATCAGCCCGCACGGGAAATCCGTGGATGTCTCAGGACTATGTTATCGAAGTTCCTGGCCAGTACCCTAAACGTTGCGTATTCAAACTATTCGGTGAGGATCGCATCAGGCAGTTTAATATCCAACCAAACGAAGATTTAACTATCCAGTTTGATATTGATGCTCATGAGTACAATGGCCGTTGGTTCAACGAAGTAAGAGGCTACAATGTTATTCGTCAAGGACAGCAGCAAGCCGCTCAACAGCCTGATATGTTCGCCGGTCAGCCACAATCTGCACAGGCCCCCTGCAGCAAATCCGTTCCATCCTGCACAAGCGCAGACGATTTACCCTTTTAAACATAAATAATCATGAGTAAAGTAATCAAAATTGAAGTTCCTGAAGGCAAGAAAGCCGAATGGGTTGACGATGTTCTCAAATTAGTTGACGAAAAAGACAACCGTCCAGTAACAGAACGTATCAAGACTTTTGAGGATTGCCTCAAAGAACTTGGTAGTACCAATCTTCTTGTTTGTGAATATAACACAATCGTTGACAAAGCACAGATTTCATCAGACATTTTGGCTTATCTTAAGCTACGTATTGTAACAGCCGCACTCAATGAAGGCTGGGAGCCGACATTTGAGGATGGCGAATGGCGTTACTGGCCATACTTCCGTTTATACACAAAGGAGCAGGCAGAGCGACTTAGCGACGATGATAAGAAAGAGCTGCTGTCCGTCGGGGGTTCCGCGTATGCCTTGGCTCCTTGCGGTCTTTCGTTCGCGTACTCGACTTACGGTTTCTCGTACTCGAGCGCGGCCGTCAGCGCTCGTCTGGCCTTCAAATCACGGGAACTCGCTCTGTACGCTGGTCGCCAGTTCCTTGACATCTTCATTCCGTTCGTCTGCATTGTGAAAGAGTAAGCTGGGCGATTAGCCCAGTAAAATCAGCGAATATGAAGTTAAATTTGCTCAACACTCGTGAAGGTCTGAAACCAATGTATGATGAAGACTACGACGAGAAGAAGAAGCTGAAAATCGGTGAGGTTTATGAGGCTGAGATACGTCAGCCTCGTAACCTCCGTTTTCATCGAAAGTATTTTGCTCTTCTGAGGTGTTCGTGGGAATATCTTGACGAAAAGAAGCAATCCTTCTTCAACAATGACCTTGAGGTGTTTCGCAAAAGCCTCGAAGTCACTTCGGGATGGTGTGAGCCAGTTTACAATATCTCAATGAAATCGTGGCTTCACGTCCCGAAATCTATCAGTTTCGAGAAGATGACCGAAGAGCAGTTTAATACATTATATAATAATGTACGCGACATTCTCTTCTCCGTGATCATCCCGAATATCTCTCAAGAAGAGTTTAATAAGAATCTAAAGAACTTTCTATAATATATGTGCAAAGGATTCAAGCAAATATCCAATGACTTCTTTGAAAGCGACTATTGGCGTCAATCCCGTACTTACAATGATTGCGAAGCTGTCCTTGACATTATCAGTCAAGTCAGATTTGAGGCATCTGAGCATTCTGCTCGTATCGGAGGTCGCGAAGTTACATGGAGCCAGGCCGAGTGGCCTGCGTCTGTTCGATTCCTTGCTGCAAGATGGAAATGGTCTGAAAAGAAGGTAAGGGTGTTCCTGGCTCAGCTGAGACGCAAAGGTGTCATTGAGACAAACGACTCACAAGGTGTCAACGTAATCAAACTCAAGAAATACCTTGTTCTTGTCGAAGATGAAGACAAGGGCACAACAAAGGACACAACAAACGAATTGATAATCAATGAGTTACAGGCTTTAAGGGCACAGCTTGGGGCACAACCACCAGACAATGGGCACAGCAAGGGCACAAAACATAATAATGGAGAAATAGATTTATTTCCCCCTTTATCCCCCAAAGGGGAAACTGTTTATGATTGGTCGCTTTTGTCTGACGATATGAGAATAGTTGCAGAAGAATGGCTAAAGTACAAGCGAGAGATAAAACAGACGTACAAACCATCTGGTTTTAAGACATTCTGTAAGCGACTCATTCATCTCAGCGGCAATGATCCATCTACGGCAAGGCTTATTATTGAGCAGTCTATGGCCAATAATTACTCTGGAATTTTTGAATTAAAGAATAGAACAAATGAAGCAACCTCAGCAAATATCCGCAATAATAAAGAAGGGCACGTTGCCGACGGCGACGTACATGAGCAGTCCCTCAGAATCATTAGCCGTCTCTCAGCAGAGAGCAGCGATAGTGATCAAGAGGTTTGGTGATGCAGAATCTTTCTTGAAGAAAGTCAGCCCGTCCACACAGACTGCATTTGCATCGCACCCTGATAATGCCGTAATGGGCGATTATCCTACGCTGATCGATCTCAAGCAAGCCTACGGAAAGAACTTTGCGGCCATCTGGCTTGTGCCTCAGATTGATAATCTGACGCTTTTCACTGGAACAAAGAATATAAAGGAGCAGCAGCATGAGGAACTGGCAAAGATAATTGCTGTAGAATATGGTTATCTCAAGGTGACTGAGTTGCTTCTGTTTTTCCATCGTTTCAAGGCGGGACACTACGGGCGCTTCTACGGCTCAGTTGATCCTATGGTAATCACTTGTGCACTTCGTGACTTTATCAAGGAGCGTAACATTTTTATAGACCAATATGAACGTGAGAAGAAAGAACTTGAAGACAAGTTAAAACCAAAGTTGCCGACAATGACACATGAGGAATGGTTGAAAACTTAAACAAAAAGAAGAAAATGAAAACAAACATAATCTATAACAAAGACTGTCTCATTGGGTTGAGAGAGCTTCCAGACAACTGTATTGATTGTTGTATTACGTCACCGCCATATTATGGCTTACGTGATTACGGCTGCAGCGGTCAGATTGGACTTGAAGAGACACCGCAAGAATATATAGATCGATTGACAGAGGTTTTTTCCGAAGTATTACGTGTTCTTAAACCTGATGGAACTTTGTGGCTAAATATTGGAGATACTTATAATGGCTATAAAGGCAATGCGAATCAGATAAATTTTGAGACAATGTATGCGGGCCATCGTCACCAACCTGCACGAAAGCCGAACCATGGCCTTGAAGACAAATCTCTAAAGCAGAAAGATTTGATTGGTATTCCATGGATGCTTGCATTTGCATTGCGCTCTATTGGATATTATCTGAGACAAGACATTATATGGGCCAAACCAAATCCAATGCCTGAAGCCGTAAAAGACAGATGTACTAAGTCACATGAGTATATTTTTCTTCTATCCAAATCTGCCAGGTACTATTTCGACCAAGAAGCAATCAGAGAAAAAGCAAAAACCGAAAGCCGTCCGCACGTAGTTCATCATCATTGTATTGAAAATGGTAAATACAGAGAAAAGTATTGTGATTATACGATTGTGCCGGGCGAAAAGCGAAATAAGCGTGACGTGTGGACTGTTGCTACACGTCCGTCAAAGGCCAAGCATTTTGCAACATTTCCAGAAGAGTTGATACGTGATATGGTGCTTGCGGGATGCAAGGTGGGGGGGGTAATTCTTGATCCTTTTATGGGGACTGGAACCACGGCCAAGGTTGCTTTGGAATTTGGAAGGCAATATGTTGGCTATGAAATCAATCAAGATTTCTTTAAGTATATCAATCAGAAGATACAAACTCAACAAGATATTTTTGTAATCAATAATTCGTAAAGATGAAGATAATAGGAATTGAGAATTTAAAAGAACGCATCGCTGAATATAGTGAAATGTTCCCAGAGAATCACTTGACTCTCGAAGACATAGAAAAATCACTCCAACACGAATACGAAGAATATGGAAGCCATGAAGGGCTTGGAGAGTTTGGGTATTCGGTAAGTAAGGAGTGGGAAGATAAATGTTATACTTTCAAGTATGTAACGGACAGCCCAGAACTTACTTATGAGTTTGTAGGCATGATGAAATGTTAGTAAGGTATGAATAGAATTGATCGCGAATATTACGAAAAACGTAATAACATACTTCACAGCAATATAATAAGTTCAATTTGTCTCGTGGCTTTTGTCATCATTATTGTGATACTTGTCATATTTAAAATATTTGGGCGCGTATGATAAAGTTATCTAATATCTCTATTTCTATGTTCGGAAACAGAATGAGATATGCTACAAATTTGTTAAAGAGAAAAACAGATAAATCATGAATATACTGATAACATTACCAAAAGACTTACTCGAAAAGATTATATCTGGAGAGAAAAAGTTTGAAATGAGGAAGTGCCTGCCAAAGAACATGAAGATTGGCGAGGATGGCTTCTTCGTGGTAGAGAAAGGCACAGACGATGTGCGGTGCTGGTGCAGGGTTGATGAGGTTAGGGAAACCTACATCGACCACTATAGCGCAGGATGGTTTGCTTCTCGTCTTTGTGTTCCAGAAGAATACATAGAAAAGTATGCTAACGGGAAGAAGGTGTATTTATGGAAAATAGGCAAAGTATTAAACCTGCAAGACCTTACACGCGGATCTTTGTTTGTTGACAAGAACCCGCAGCAGTTTGCTTATTGTCCATTATCATATGGAGAATCGTATTAAAAAGATTACAAGAAAAATATAAAGAAAGATTTAAAATGAGACCTACA